GTTGGGCCAGTTTCGCCAGTGGGTCCAGTTGCTCCCGTTGGTCCAGTTGCACCAGTTGGTCCAGATTCGCCAGTCGGTCCAGTTGCGCCAGTTGGTCCAGTTGCGCCTGTTGGTCCAGTTGCACCAGTTGGTCCAGATTCGCCAGTCGGTCCAGTTGCGCCAGTTGGTCCAGTTGCGCCTGTTGGTCCAGTTGATCCTGTTGGACCAGTTGATCCTGTTGGACCAGTATGTCCGATTGGTCCAGTCGATCCCTGAGGACCAGTTGGCCCGGTAGCACCAACTGAGCCCAGTCCACTGCTACTAAACGAAATAGAGGGAAGACTACTCCATGGTGTTGATCCGTCTCCAACTTTTAGTATATTATTTGTATTATCATATCCCATTTCACCGCAGGCAAGAATTACGGGTGGTGTTGCAGTCCATTGTGCATTTGTCCCGTTGCGAACCTGTATTCGCATATTTCGAGTTGCCATAAATGACATTTTATCTTATGATATAACTATAAACGAAATGTACTTTAAACTCTTCATCATGGCTGTGCTATTCTTTCTGCTTACTCCTGGAGTCATGGTAGCGCTACCTCCGGGAGCGTCTCTACTGACCCAGGCTGCAGTTCACTCTTTAGTGTTTGTAGTCGTTCTGTGTCTCCTCAAGAGTTTCCGTGTTCTAAGCAAGAGTAGCTAAACGCTCTGTATAAACTCCCATTTTAAACTATCGCAAATCTTTTTCCATATTGTATCGTGCTCAATTAAGCGGTCTCGAGATTTGAGCAACGAAAAATATGTCTTATACTCATCTAGTTCTAGCAATTCAAAAAACTTATAGAGAATGTATGAGTAAGACAAAAAATTTGTTCTGTCATCAGGGCAGTATATCAAAAATGGAGACTGAATTTCTTGAAACATAGCCCGAATCTTTTCTTCAATTTCAGGTGTAATCGTTGGAGGTGGATTTCCGTTCAATCGAGATAATATATGCGCCGCATGTTCATAGTATCTTGATCTATTAAGCTTCTTAAGAATTTCTCGCATATCCTTTTCAGTTAGTTCTGCAATGTTTTGAATACGACGCTTCTTTACTTCGCAAATAACCTCATTCATAACTTCTTCCGGAATAAATGTACTTTCCTTTGCCTGAAATTGATTCAATATTTCATTCAAGTGATTGATCTTTTTATAAGCATAGTTGTTTCGCTCCTTTGGAGCATCTCGAAAGCTAGACAAGTCTGAAACAACCATCATATATTCTTCTGAACCGCAAGACGGACACACTAGGACTCCTTCAGTTGTAATCTCTTCTCTTGCAATATTACATCGCGTACAATGTTCGGACGTAACACTTGTTTCAGTTGCTGATGTCTGTATCTTCATGCGCAAAGTGTATTCCTCGAACAATTCCTTCTTAGATGTCGTTGTATTATTTGTGCTTGTTACCAAATATTTCAAAAACGTGGACTGATCGTTCAATAAATTTCCGGTTATATTTGTTTTTTCTTGAGTTCCGTAATATTTTAGCATGATATCGGCATTTTTCAGATAATATGATTCTAGCCCGTTGATTTCTTCATATGTTTGCTTTAACTTTTCATATTCTTCCTTTAGCTTTGTCAGACGGACTATATTGTCTATATTTTCTATTTCAGATTGTATTCTTTTCATCTGCTCCTCAAGATCAGAATGATCTATCTTAAGCATTTTTGAGATAACTGAATTATGAATAGAATCCAGCGTTCCACCTAGCTCATTCGATTGTGTTTTTGAAGTATCTTTATACTTCTTTGTTCGGAACACATTATCCATTTGTAAAGTGTCATTTAGCTTGTGAAAATGCATAAACTTGATTTCTGTATGCTGGATTTGTCAGTGCACACGGCCGTTGCATGAGAATATTTTTTATAGATGCGAGGAACTCTAAGTTTAATCTCTTACACATAAAGGCAAGGCACAAATATCCACTGCGATTAATACCGCATTGGCAATGAACGTATATGTTCTTAGATCCTTCTTCCCGCAAAAACGCATGTATTGTTTTCTCGAAATCAATATACCAATCTAGAATATTTGCGTCCAAAGAATCTACTGCATTCAAGCATTTATATTTTGATGGAAATGTAGACTTAAACCAGTCAGGGCTATCTTGTTCGAATGCGCAATTGACAACATGTGAAATGTTATGTTTCTTTACAAATTCTGGTGTTATGAATGACCCTGCTCCAAATAGAATACGGGAGTGAATGTAAGCAACTGGGTCTGCTTCCCATCCCTTAGATCTCCGTCTAAATGTAGAGATATCCATTGTATGAAATAGACGACCTTGTTGAAAACGAATTACGTGCATCGAAGATATGTATTGTAATCAAACATGGATTATAAGAAGGTTCACTGCACCGAGTATCACGTTGCTAGGCTTACGAGGAGGAGGAAGGTCATCGCTACTGCAAGGAACACGATCGGAACAAGGAGTCGTGGTTCGGGATGGGATGATCAAAGTTTGCATGCAGAACGTGCAGTCGTGAAAGCTCTTGGTGATATTTCACAACTGCGCGGTTGTACTCTTGAGGTCATTCGCTTAAATAAAAAAAATCAAGTACGTAATTCTCAGCCTTGCCATAGCTGTGAGACATTTCTGCACAAGTGTATGCGAGATTATGGTCTAAGAAAGGTTCTGTATTCATCTGACAATGAGGATGAGAACGTAAGAACAATTATGGTTTAAATCATTGTGCTAAAAAATGTTGAAAGCACGTAAGAAATAGAAACTGCAATTAATCCAAGGACTCCAGCACCCATATAAGATACAACACCGCCGGATGTATACATATTCGGAATATACTGGAGGAATAAATTACGAGGAACAGGCAGAGAAATAATCATTGCAGCGATAAAAAACGCAATATATGTCATCATACCGCGAATAGCATATTTAATGTAGGAAAAAGACTGGTGTTGCTGGACGGTTTTTACGTTATTGTTACTGCTAGGTGATAGTGCAATAAACGGATCGACCCCTCCAGTTACAATTGGCGAAAAAGTAGTCGATTGCGGGAGAGAAGGATTCTGAACTGGGCCACCGCCACCTCCTAGTAGTTCACTTAAGTCAGTAGCGCCTTCCATTTATTCTTTATTATATACCTTTTCGCATTTTGTATCTTCCGCAGTGAACTTGTAGCATTTGTTTCCATGACGAACAACATTTGCTTCAACCTCTTCGATACTCATTGAAAGTGTTTTCACCGTCTGGGTAGATCGGCGTAGAATTAGGACAATAAATCCAAATCCTATTAGAAATGAAAAGAAACACATACTAGACGGGTTATGTAACACTTTTAGTATCTGGGGGGATCCAAACCACTTCATTACTTATTGGAAGCGATGAAATTCAATGACTTCGCATCATCGGAACACTCAACTTCTGTCGATTTAAATTTCACGCATCCAGTTTTCGTGTGAAACACACTATCGTCGTTAGGAACTGGAAGATCATTCTCTTTGTGGTTCGGCGGAATGAATACGGACACTACAAGCAACCCTGCTAATATGCCTATAAATAACCAAAAAAGGTTAATCATTTACTATAGTATATGTAATTTGTTGGAACCCACCACGGAGGATTTACGTACTTTGTGCACATCAGCGATCCAAGGTAGTTCTGTTGCAAGATAGCCCCAGGGTACTCTTTTTTCATATTTCGGCCTTCTGCATCAGCGCGCACCTTATTTGTATATGACGATGCTTGTGGCATTTACTTACTCTTTTTACCAGGAATTCGTTTACGCTTCGGTACAACTGCTTTAGGAATCACTAGCTCAGTTTCAGCGACTTCGGGTGTTTGTTTGAGCTGATCAAAAAACTGACGCGCCTGATCTACGGATAAGTCCCTGTACGCCAGCTCCAGTTTCAATTTGAGGTATTTGTCCATAATTTGAGGTGGGAACATTTCTTACTGCATTATTCCACGTCCTTGGTTCGAACGGAATCTTCTGAAGTTCTTCAGGAGTAGCGGTCCCGTAACTTGCATATAGGAAATACGCAAACGATCCTACAACAACTACAAACAAGATAATATTGAACCACCAAGCAAAAATAGAATCGCGAAGGGATTTTACCCAAAGAAGATTATTTTCAATGCCAGAAATACTTTGTTGAACAAGATGGGACATTATCAGATTTATTGAAATTATAAATCTAGTAAAAGCGTAAAGGAATGGCACTTGTATACGGCGTCCCTCTTGTATTCGCGAGTGTTGGGACATATATTGCAACATCGTTATTCGAAGAACCCGGAATTGACGGGTCATCTTACGGTGAGTCACCTTATGGCGCGTCATCTTATGATGGGACATCTTCTAATGGAACATCAATGCAGGCTCCCTCGTATCAGGCTCCGACGTATGAGGCTCCAACTTATCAAGCTCCTTCTATCGCAGCTCCCGCATATCAGGCTTCTTCTATCGGGGCTCCTTCTTACCAGGCTCCAACTTATCAGGCTCCGACTTATCAGGCCCCGTCTTACCAGGCTCCTTCCACATTTGGATCACCTGCTCCTGCGCCTCCGGGACAGCCTAAGCAAACATCCATGTTTGGATCTATATTTGGATCGCCTGCGCCTGCACCTCCAGGACCTCCGGGACAGCCTAAGCAATCATCTATGTTCGGGTCTATATTTGGACCACCTGCTCCTGCACCTCCGGGACAACCTAAGCAACCATCTATGTTCGGGTCTATATTTGGATCGCCTACGCCTGCACCTCCGGGACAGCCTACACCTCCTGAGAAGCCATCAATGCTAGGTTCTATATTTGGATCACCTGCGCCTGCACCTCCGGGGCCTTCTAAAGATTCATCTCTGCTTCCTTCTATGTTTCCTACACCACCAACTCATCTCCCTACGGATACACCGCCAGCTCCTACACCTCTTCCTAACTTTCCACCAGCACCCACTGATATCCCTACGCCTCCGGCTCCTACGCCTCCGGCTGATACACCTCTTCCTAACTTTCCACCAGCACCCACTGATACGCCCCCAGCTCCTACGCCTCCGGCTGATACGCCTCCGGCTGATACGCCTCTCCCTGATACACCTCCTCTAGACACACCCGTTCCGGACACACCTCTCCCTGAGACACCCCTTCCGGAGACACCTCCAGCTGATACGCCTCTAGCTGACACACCTCTCCCTGATACACCTCCTCTAGACACACCCGTTCCGGACACACCTCTCCCTGAGACACCTCCAGCTGAAACACCTCCTCTAGACACACCCGTTCCGGACACACCTCTCCCTGA